AAAGACCAGATGCTAAAGAGTATGCAGCTAAACATAAGCCAACACGAAAAGAACGAAAGGCAGAGAAGAAAAGAGTAAAACAAGAAGCAGCTGATAAGAAGGCTGAAGAAAAGAGAGTTGCACAAGCTATAAAAGACTCCGAAGATAAGATGAACGAAGAACTTAAAAAAAGAAGAGATAGTTTCGTTGCACAATGTTCAGAAGAACCTAATCCAACTAGAGAAAGAATTAAAAAAGATGTTGTAGGCGCGTTTGATTCTATAATAACTCCAAAAACAAAAACAAATAAACAGTGCACCAAAGAATGGGAAAGCTTAAATATATAATAACTTTAGTAGCTTGTTTATTTTCAACAGGTGTACTAGCAGATAATAACGGTACTTGTACTAATAGTCAAGACTGTTATAATAGTGGTGTCTACATTTACGAAGCCGACCAAGGGCTCATAGACCTACAAACTAATTATATAGCTACATCTTACAATCTAAATGCAGGTGATGATAGTTGGTCAAGTGAAAAGCCTCTTGGTATGGAATGGAATCGTTGGGGACAAACTTGGTCTCATGCTAGAATGTCTACTAATGGTTGTGTAAACCTTACAAGTGGTTCAGCTGGGGGCAGTTCATCTAATTGTCAAGACTATACACCACAATCCTTACCTTACAGAGATTATACCTTATACCCTTTTTGGACAGATTTAATTAGGAAAAACAACACTTCCGCAATGTTATTCAGAGACTTCGGAGATTATGTTGTCTTTGGCTGGTATAAGATGAGGGAGTATAATAGAAATTCAAGTAATAGTTTTGAAGCAATTCTTTATGACAATAATTCATACGAATACAGATACAGAGAGTTAGATATCATTCAACATGATGTTCTTATAGGTGAACAAGGACATCACTCGTCTACTCCAGCAGATACTAAGACATACTTATTTTACAATGATGGACAAAGTGGTTACAATAATTTAGATGCTTACTTAGCAAACTCAGGTTGGCCTGACTTAGAGAACGGTGGTTCACTATTCGGTGGAACCGAAACTCAAATGTGCGCCATTGATGCTTTGTATAGTTCGTCATGTTCAGAATACGCTGCAGCGTACTTAACCCAACAATGTGCCCTATCTGCATTATACGATTCATCTTGCACAGGATATGCAGCAGCTTACTTAACCCAACAATGTGCTATTAGTGCTGTCTATGATGATAGTTGCACAGGATATGCAGCAGCTTACTTAACCCAACAATGTGATATAGATGTATTTTATGATTCTTCTTGCGATGGCTATGCAAGTGCCTTAGCACAAGAAGAAGCACTAGAGGAAGCAATCTATGGAACTACAGAAGATCAGTATGGCTATGATGATGGATATAACGAATACGGTTATGATGATTATGGAGATGCTTATACACAAGACGATATGTGGTATGATGAGGAGTTTGACGAATACTTAGATCCAAATGATCCTTGTTATCAAAACGGTTGTGAAAGCATGACTGACGCTGATTGGTATGCACTAGATATAGAACAATTCGGACAAGAACAGGTAGATGAGTGGTACGGACAAGAAGTAGAATTTTCTAATGATGGTAATATAGACTATGGCGTACAAACAGAAGAAGAATACTGGACTGAAATAGATGAAGGTATGAATGAGTATGATCTAGAACAGGAAGCAATGTGGGAAGCAGAAGAACTAGCGTTTCAAATGGAAGAAGAGGCACGTTGGCTTGATGAACAAATACAAGCTGAAGAACTTGCATGGCAAGAAGAAGAATATTTAACTGATACCTATGAAATGGAAGAGTTTGGTCAAGAGCAATTTGATTATAGTGAAGAAGTATTTTTCGAAGAAGACTTTATGCCAGAATACGAAGAAATACTACTTACTGAAGAACTGTATATACTAGAAGAAGCAATAGGAGTTGAAATATTCACTGAAGAAGAGTGGGAACCTATCGAAGAAAATGAAATATACGAAGAAGTTTTAGAAGATTATGAACGCGAAGCAATAGAAGAACACGAAGAAGAAATATTCGAAGAATTTGAAGAAGAATACAATGATGAAGAACTCTTTATAGAAGATGAGGCATTCGAAGATCTAATAGATGAAGAAGAATTAGAAGAACTTATCAATGAAGAACATGAAGAAGAATTTTTCAGAGAAGATGAAGAAGAAGATAGCGAAGATCCCAACGCACCCGTAAAGCAAAAAAGTTTTAATATACTAATTGCCCAACAGGAAGATCAAAAACAGGTAGTAGTACAGGATTCAACCTCTAGCAGCTCACAAGCAGTTGTAGCAGAAATAGACTTTGGTGGTACACAAGAAGAACAACAAACGATTGCGGAGGTAGTTCAAGAACAGATGGACGATGGCTCTAGTTTTGATACTAATAGTTTTTCTACTGGTAGTAGTAGCTCAGGTGGAGGGTATACAGCCAGTGCTTCTCAACAAGAACAATTAACACAATCTACAGGTGATACCCAAATGATGGATCAACAAGAGCAGTCAACAGGTCAAGCACAAATACAAGTAGCAGACATAGATGACTCTGGACCAGCAGTATCAGCCTTTGAAGTATCTGAGCAGCAGCAAGACTTACAAGACGAGCAACAGGTACTAACTTTTGATGATGGATCTAACTTTACAGTAGCAGATCAGAACTTTGAAACTTCATTTGACGATGCTTTAGGCGCAGGACAAAGTATAGGACAGTTCTTATCAAATACTGCACCAACCTTTGCTAAGTTTGATATCGCACCACCAACCGCTAATGAACAGAATGTTTCATCAGCCGTAGAATCATTAGCAGATAGAATGGGTTCACAAGTGGCAGCACAGAACTTACAAGCACAAATTCAAGATGTACAACAGGGTGGTGGTTTTGATGTAGATCAAACAGCTACAGTTGCCTTTATAGGTTACAAAGCAGGATTTAGTGAGTATACTGGACAAGAGCAATTATCCGACAAAGATGATTGGTATATATCAAAGACACTATACAAAGATAATAGAATAGATGATAATAAATTTAGTTTCTATGTGATGGCAGGAAAGACACAACAGAAACTACAGGAAATGATTAAAAGTCAATACGAATAGGAGAGTAAAATGGCTGAAGTAGAATATAATGGTATAAAGATGAGTGGTTCAAAGATCATGGTTATACTACCCTTATTAGGAACTTTAATAGGTGGTTTATGGGGAGGTTTCGAACTATATAACAGACTGGTGGATGCTGAAGAAAAGATTAACGCACTACAACCACAAGTAATAATGGCAGAGGTTGAAAGAATGGAATCTGTCTTTAACTTTATTAAAGAAGATCTAGAAGGACAAATTGAAGATATCGAAAAAGATACTAATGATGCAGAAGACTTAGTTGAAGAAATAGAAGATGAGTCTGCTGAACTACAAAGAGAGTTAAGAGACTCTGTTTATGACATGGAAAGAGATATGCAAGATCGATTTAAAGAAATGGATCAAGATATTAGAGATATGAGATCTGACTTAGAGGACAGAATAGAAGAAATACTATCAAATCCTTTAAATGATGTAGAATAAGCGTTTAAGTACAACTTAGACAAGAATTGGTTGTCTCCTCCCCTTAGGAGATCCTTTTATATTTATAACTGGGCACGATGATAGTGCAAACCTTTACTAGGGAAGGCAAAAATGGAGAACATAATGAATTTACAAAAAACATTATTTATACTACTAGTTTCTATAGGACTAACGGGTTGTGGTACTGTAGCTCAAGTTTGGGAAACAGGTACTGAAGTAGTAGCCAATACAGTTGATACTGTAGTTAATGGAACTTCCGACCTTGTAACTGCTATTGGTACAGACATCGTAGATACAGGTGCTTTTGTAGTAGATACAGGCGCTGGAGTTGTAGAAGTTGTATCAGAAAAAGTTGACGCAGAAACAGATAAACTAGACGGTACAGAGGGAAACTAAAACGCCCCTTTTGGAAACGAGAGCAACAAAAGGCGGCTACCTCAAGCTCAGAGCAGAGTGCAAAAATTACTGTCGAAATGAAGCGCGAAGAAATAGCGCATTTATTAGAAAGAATTAAATTGCATTGCGAGGCGCAGCCAATGGACTGCGACATATTAGATATATTTTATTCTAATATGGACTAAAAATTTTTTTGGGGGAACATATGTACTTGAACAAAAATTTATTTATAAATTAATCATTGCATACGTATAAGAAGTGAGGTACTAAAATGACCAAACTTTTTCTTCCCCCAGAAATATTTTCACATTAAAAATTATATTAAAATTAACCCTTACAGATATAAGAAGAATTATGACCTTAGGAAAATAATTCTTGACATGGATCTTTAATTTTGATATACTATCAATAAATGAATTTTACATTCACAGAATATTATGGGACATGATAAATGGGAGTCGAACAAGAATTGGCAGAGGTGGAAAAACGTCTTGCTGTTCATGAAGCTCAATGTGCAGAAAGATGGAAAACCATCTTCGCACGAATGGGCGAACAAGATGGACAACGTACACGTATGGAAAACATACTAATTGGAATCGCTGCAGCAGTTATTACTGGCGGTGGTTCTGTGATTGTAACTATGGTAATGATGCACGGAGGATAATGTGATAAAGAATTACACAACAAAGGATATTAAAAAGTCTACAAAGAAAGTAACCCCTAAAAGAAAAGATGGAGACATATTTAAAGACGGTGATATGTGGAAGTTTGAATGGAAGGGTAGTGAGTGTGGATTCCTTACTAAGGATGAAGCTAAAAAAGGACTGATAAAAGTAAGTGGAAAAGCTAAAACAAAAAGTTAAGGCTTTCTGGTTATGGCTAGTAGCATGGTTCTCTCCTAGATGGAACCTAGAGGTTAGCTACAATAAAGAATGGGGCGATTCTGATGACAGGAAGTATGTCGTTAAGAAGTTCTACATAAAAAAACCAAACTACCTCAAATTCAAAACCCACGAGGGTGACGTAGTAGAAGTAAGCAGCCCTTCAGGGTTGAACTATAGGATAACAACAATATGAACAAAATACTTTTAATAGCACTACTAAGTGCAGGATCATACACAGCAAATGCGGTGGAAGTAAGCTCAGAAATAGCATACGGATCAGATTATATCTGGAGAGGCGAAAGCCAAAACGCAGGCAATTGGGCATTATCGGGTGGTGTTGAACTTAATTATGAAAACGGTATGCAATTTGGCATATGGGCATCAGAGGTAGACTATGGTAATGATGCAAACTTTGAATATGACATATATGGTGGATACGGTTGGAACGTAACAGATGAACTAAATATGCACGTAGGTTATGTACAATATAACTTTGACGGGCATGAAGTAGACAGTCTTAAAGAATGGACAGTTGGAGCAAGTTATAAAGACTTTTCAGCATCCTACTTTCAAGACATATATAACGCGGATAATAATTTCGCAAAATACAACTACAAGTTACCTTTAGAAATGATAAATGTTTCTTTATGGTACATAGACCCAAAAGATATGTATGGTGCTAATCTCTCAACAGAGATTAATGATGTCAACATATCATGGATACTAGGAAGTGATGAGATAGGTGAAACACTATCTGAAGTCAACTTTACTTATAATTTTTGAAGAGGATTAAATGAACCAATTATTAATTGGAATAATATTAGTTATGGCTTTTCTTGGCTATGGGATATACATTGAAAATGAGAACCTAAAAGCTGAGAATGCCGCTTACGTCTTAAGAGACGCAGAACAAGATGCAGCAATAGATCAACTACAAGGAGATTTAGAACTGCAAGGTAAGGGTTTACAAGAGATGACAGCAAGAAATGCTGAAATACAAGGTGAAATGAACCGTTACTTAGATGTGTTTAAAAGACACAACCTTACCAAATTAGCCGCGGCAAAGCCGGGGTTGATAGAACCTAAAGTAAATAAAGCCACGAAGGAGGTATTTAATGGAATCGAAGAAGACAGTCGCAATATTGACGGTCTTGATGATGGTATCCAGTTGCAGTCTAGTTCCAACTAAAAAGGAAGTTAGTATAACAACTAAAGCTATTGAAAGAACAATTATTCAACCAGTTATGCCTCGAGAAATCGATCTTAAAGAACCTTATTGGTATGTGGTTTCAGACAAAAACATAGATGAATTTCTAGCACAAATAGAAAAAGATCAAGGACAAATAGTATTTTTTGCAATGTCAGTTCCAGACTATGAACTAATGGCATATAATATGCAAGAATTAAAAAGATACATAAACGAACTCAAAGAAGTGGTAGTATACTATAGGAAAGTTACTGTTCCAAAGCCTTCGCAAGAGGAAAACACAAAAGAACGTAAAATTTCAGCAGGTATAAAAAATCCACTAAAGAATAGTGAGTAACTATACGCAAAGACTTCAGATTTGCACTAATTGTAAAAACCTAACTAAGTTTAAAGTGTGTAAAGTATGTAATTGCTTTATGCCTCTCAAAGCACGGTTAGCACGGGCTACATGCCCACAGCACTTATGGGGAGAGAAGTGATGATGAATAAAGTAATGGCAGTTAAAGACTGGATAATGGCTAGAGTAGCCGAAAGAACGTCTTGGGACGGAGCAACTATTATAGGCGGAAGCGTCTTAATTTTAGTAGGAGCACCAATCATAAAACTACTGGCTTGGCCAGCACTAGCATGGGGTATTTATACTCTTGTTATGGAGCAATCGTAATGCCTAAAGGATCAGGAACATACGGTAAAAGACGAGGACGACCTAAGAAAAGAGGGAAGAAACGTGGCAAGAAAAAAAGCTAAAAGAAAATCTACTAAACTCAAAAAAGCTGGGGTTTCTGGGTACAATAAACCAAAACGTACTCCTAAACACAGAACGAAGTCTCATGTCGTAGTAGCAAAAGTTGGAAAGAAAACGAAAACTATACGATTTGGACAGCAAGGAGTTAGAGGTGCAGGCAAAAAACCTAAAACTGCAGCTCAGAAAGCTAGAAGACGATCCTTTAAGGCTCGTCATGCCAAAAATATCGCTAGGGGCAGGTTGTCCGCAGCATATTGGGCAAATAAGGTAAAATGGTAATGCCAATCATTGAAACAAAAAAAGGTTGGAAAGTAAAAAATACTTCTGGAGTATCTAAGTCCAAGAAAGCAGCGAAGCGAAGACTTCGAGCTATTAAGTGGGCACAGAAACGCAGGAAAAGACGAAGTAAATCTTCGTAGGAGAAAATAAATGTCAAACAAATTTTTAGGATCAGAAGCAGCATGCGGTACAAACGTAGGCGCAGCTTCTACTTTTTTAAACGCGATGGACGTACGGCTAGTAAATAATGGTACTACTAATAGAATAGTTACTATAGCAAATTCTGCTGATGTAACATTAGCAACTTTTACACTAGTTGGCGGTGAAGTGTCAATAATTAGAAAAAATCCAGCTGACCAAATTTTTGCAGCGCACGCCGATGTATTAGGCGCGCCTGTAGTTACAGAAGGCTAATGCAAGATAGCCTCTGGTTAGAAGATGTTGGAGATATGTGTATTTCCACGTTAGATAGACTGAACGCTAAAGTTCAGAAAGGTATGGATATCACACACGAAGATAAAGTAATGCAAGACGTTTGTCTGGGTTACTTATTTTTGTTGAATGTCTGTAACGATGAAGGAGTCTTGTATAAAACAGGTTTATCGGATAATTTAAAACGTAACGTAACACTACACTAATGTTAGATATAAGTAGAAAAGATATACTCTCTGAGAGTATAATGGACTTTGATGCAGCAACTCGCTTCATCAAACTACCTATATCCGAATACCTCAACCTTCTAGGAACTACACCAAACTCAGCACAAGTAGCATTAATCAATGCTATTAATAATCCAAAATATAGATTTGTGTGTGCCGCTCTTTCAAGACGGCAAGGGAAAACTTATATAACTAATGTTATCGGACAATTAGTTTCACTCGTGCCAAATTCCCACATATTAATTATGTCACCAAACTATGCTTTGTCTCAAATCTCATTCGACTTACAAAGACAGCTTATTAAGCACTTTGATCTCGAGGTGGTAAGAGATAATGCAAAAGACAAAGTAATAGAACTATCTAATGGCTCCACTATTAGAATGGGTTCAGTTAATCAAGTCGATTCTACTGTCGGTAGATCATACGACTTGATTATCTTCGACGAGGCTGCATTAGCGGACGGAAAAGATGCCTTTAATGTAGCCCTTCGACCTACACTAGATAAAGAAAACGCAAAAGCAGTATTTATTTCTACTCCTCGGGGCAGAAATAATTGGTTTGCAGACTTCTATCATAGGGGATATAGTGATGAGTTTCACGACTGGTCTTCTATTAGAGCAACTTATCACGAAAACCCAAGAATATCAGACACAGATATAACTGAAGCTAAAAAAGCTATGTCTGCAGCGGAGTTCGCACAAGAATACCTTGCTGATTTTAATACTTATGAAGGACAGATTTGGAACTTTGATTTTGAAACTTGTGTTGCAGATTTAAGTCAGTTAGATACTAGTAAAATGGATGTGTTTGCAGGACTCGATGTCGGTTATAAAGATCCAACAGCTTTATGTGTAATAGCATATGACTGGGACGATAAAAAATTCTATCTGGTAGACGAGTATCTAGATGCAGAAAGAACCACTGAACAGCATGCAGGGGAAATTAGACACTTAATAGAGAAATATAATATTGACTGGATTTATATTGATTCAGCGGCTCAACAGACTAGATTTGATTTTGCTCAGAATTATGATATTTCTACTATAAATGCTAAAAAATCCGTTCTAGACGGTATAGGACAGACTGCAGGTATAATTGATAATGATATGCTAATAGTAGATCAAAAGTGCAGACATACACTAGCTGCTGTCGACCAATATCAATGGGATAATAACCCAAATTTAATGAGAGAACGCCCAAAACATAATATGGCAAGTCATATGTCAGACGCGATTAGATATGCGCTGTATACATTTGAGACAACTGCCCATACTTTCTAATGCACGACCTACCAAAAAATAAATGTTGACAAAAAGGTAAAAATTTGGTATAATTTTTATTAAATAGGATATTATGAATTTAAAAAGAGATTTAGTCAAGTATGTTAGAGATAAGGCAAAATCAGGCTATAAGAAAGAGACTCAGTGCTACATTTGTGGAGACACAGATAAGCTAGAGTTTCACCACTACTATGGAATGACTGAGCTGTTAGAAACTTGGTTGAAAGCACATAAAATAACAATAAATTCAGCCGATGAAATAATGAATGTTCGGGAAACTTTTATTGCAGAACATATAAACGAGATTTATCAAGAAGCTGCTACACTATGTAAACCCCATCATGTACGGCTACACAGTATTTACGGTAAACGACCAAAACTGGTAACAGCCCCAAAACAAAAACGATGGGTAGACAAACAAAGGATTAAAAATGGCATGGTATGACAGACTTTTAGGTAGAGATACGGAGGAAAAACTAAATCCTGCGCAGAGCTTTATTGCGATGGATGAAGGTCTAACTATAAATACTCGTGAGAAGAAAGATAATTATCGATCCGCTTACGAAGAATTAGAAGTAGTTAATCGTGCTGTTAATATGATTGTAGATGATGTTTCAGATATATCATTTATAGTTGGAGACAAAATTAAAGGTATTACACCAATCAAAGATAATGTTCGGAGAAGTCGTGTAGATTTAATACTTAATAAGGAACCAAATCCTTTTCAAGATGTCAGCACATTTAAAAGAAACTTAATAATAGACCTACTAATAGACGGGAATATATTCGTTTATTATGATGGTGCTCACTTATATCAGCTACCAGCACAGAACGTAGTAATTCATTCTGATACTGCTAGTTATATAGAAAAATTTGAGTATGACGGACACATAGATTATGCCCCTAGAGAAATTATACATATTAAAGAAAACTCATTTAATTCAATCTATAGGGGCGTACCTAGATTAAAGCCAGCTTACAGAACAATGTACCTGTTAGATAATATGAGAAAATTTCAGGATAATTTCTTTAAGAATGGAGCAGTTCCGGGATTGGTACTAAAGAGTCCAAACACTCTTTCTGAGAGAATCAAAGAAAGGATGCTGCAGGCTTGGCAAACAAGGTACAATCCTACAAGTGGAGGAAAACGACCACTAATATTAGACGGCGGGTTAGAAGTAGATAGTTTGACTAAAATAAACTTTAAAGAGTTAGATTTTCAATCATCTATAAACGCAAACGAAAAAATAATTTTAGAAGCAATGGGTGTACCACCTATTCTTTTAGACGGTGGGAACAATGCTAACATTAGACCCAACCACAGACTTTATTATTTGGAGACAGTTCTCCCTATAATAAGAAAAATAGCTTATGCCTTTGAAAGATACTATGGATATAAGTTGAATGAAGATGTTACAAATATCCCTGCTCTGCAACCAGAGTTAAGAGATCAAGCATCTTATTTTCAATCCTTAGTAAACTCAGGCATAATGACACCAAACGAAGCTAGAGATTCCTTGAGTTTAGATACTATTGAAGGTCAAGACGAATTAAGAATCCCAGCAAATATAGCGGGTAGTGCAGCAAACCCCGAAGAAGGTGGGAGACCACCACAATCAGAGGAAGAAGAAGATGGCGAATAAAAAAGCAGTACTAAAACAATTAGCAGATTACTTTGCTAGCAAGGGACAGATAATGTCCCCCGCACAATATAAAATAGCAGTTGATGCACCTATAAGATATGCTGTTGCAAAAAGACCTTTTGGATCTTGGTCTAGAATGCAACAAATGATACAAGTTAGTTTTCCTGAACAATGGGAAAAAGCTAACAAGGTCGCACCAACAGTTACCCCCAAAGTTGCAGCTCCTAAAAAGGTAGCTAAGGCTAAGGTAGCCCCTAAAAAGGCTAAAAAATAGGACTTATTATGAAAGAAAAAATATTTCATTGGACTACTACTTTTAAAGCGTTGAACGAAGACGAAGACGGTAGTGTAAATATAAGAGGTTTAGCAAGTACTAACTCTATTGATAGAGTTGGTGATGTTATAAATCACGATGCATGGACAAAATCGGGCGGATTAGAAAACTTCGAAAAAAACCCAATAATTTTGTTTAATCATGATTATAATAAACCTATTGGTCGTGCAACTTCTATGGAAGTTAATACCGATGGTCTGGAGCTTGGAGCGAAAATCTCTAAGTCTGCAGGCGAAATTAAAGATCTAATAAAAGATGGTGTACTTGGAGCCTTTTCCGTTGGTTTTAGAGTCAAGGACGCCGTATATAATGAAGAAACCGACGGATTAGAAATAAAAGACGCCGAACTGTTTGAAGTATCAGTTGTTAGTGTTCCAGCTAACCAAACTGCTATGTTTTCTCTTGCTAAATCATTTGATTCACCGCAAGAGTACCAAGAGTTCAAAAATCTTTTTAAGAATAATAAAGAGGCTAATCAATTTAATGAAATTGAGACGCCACAAGCGACGGATAAAACCGTTTCACAGGAGAAACCTATGTCTAACGATAATAGTACTCCTAGCTCCAATATCGACTTGAAAGCATTCGCAGAAGAAGTAGCAAAATCAACTGCTGCTAAATTTGCAATGGTACAAGCTGAGAAGGACGCGAAGGAGAAAGCAGAAGCTGATGAAGAGGCTAAATTTATAGCTTCAGAAAAGGCTGAGCAAGAAAAAGTTAAGACAATAGTAGAAGTTGGTATGGAAGGCGCTGAGCGTCTTACTACTGACCTAGAGGGTAGAGTTAATGAAAAATACACTAACCTTGAAACTGTTGTTGAAGAACTTAGGTCTGATCTTACTGAAAAGAAAGCAGAAATCGAAGCAATTCGAGAAAGCAAAAGAATTTTCGGAAAAGACAGTACCTCTGACTGGAAGAAAGCGCATGAAGCAGACATCAATGATGCTTGGGTTATGGGACTTGCTACAGGAAAAGGTTGGGACACAAAACTTGGTCAAAGTACAATAGAAAAAGTTAATGCCGATTCAGGCGTTGGCGTTTCTAGTGCTGATTTTGAACAAACTGTTTCAACAAACGTGGAAAGAGACATCCAGTTACAACTAGTCTTGGCTCCTCTATTTAGAGAAATCCAAATGGCTAGTGCAACACAGATCATTCCTATCTTACCAGACGCTGGTTATGCTGAATTTACAGCATCACAAGCAGCTGCGGGTTCAAGCCCACATGGTAACTTAGAAGAAAGAGGCGATACCTTTGGTTCACCTTATGCTGGTGTTGACATGACTGAAAGAACTCTTTCAACCAAGAAGCTGATTTCACAATCTTACTTAGGTAATGAGACTGAAGAAGATGCAATTCTACCGATTCTTCCTTTAATTAGGGAGTCAATCATTAGATCACATGCACGTGGTATTGAAAATGCACTACTAGTGGGTAACCACGCAGATGGCGTTTATGGTACTGGCGGTGCGACTTTTGAAGGACTAGTCACTATGGCTGGGTCTAACAAAACTCAATCTGGCACAGCATTCGCATCTGAAGCACTAACAGCAACACACCTTCTTAATGCTAGGAAGAATATGGGTAAATATGGAATGAACCCAGCAGATGTTACTTACATTGTAAACTCTACTGAATATTTCAACCTATTAAGCGATGCAGAGTTCCAAGATGTCAACCTAGTTGGCGACATGGCAACTAAGCTAAACGGTGAAATTGGATCAGTATTTGGTTCTAAAATCATTGTTTGTGATGAATTCGCTACCCCAGCAGTAGCTAAGTTTTACGCAGTAGCAATTTATGCTAAAAACTACGTAATGCCTAGACTAAGAGGAATCACAATCGAATCTGACTACGAAGTAGCAAATCAGAGACGAGTACTTGTAGCTTCTCAAAGAATTGGATTCACCGATATGATCGATGCAACCACTTCAGCTTGGGCACTTCAGTATAAAGCTAGTTAATAGCTAATGACTTTTATGTGGGGATGTATTTCCCCACATAAATATCTAAAAGGAAAATTATGGCAAATTTAGTAACACTACAGCAGTATAAAGATTTCGCTGGACTTCAAGGAGTTCAGACAGATTCACGTTTAAATACTCTTATACCGCAGGTTACTCAAGTTGTTAAAACTTATTGTGGTAATTCTATAGTTGATTATTATAGTAGCGCCAAGACTGAATACTTCGATATAGCAGACAGTCTTACAAGTAGGGTTATGTTAGATGAAAGCCCTCTTAACGCAGTAACTTCAGTACACGAAAGAGAAGATCAAGCAGCTTCATATGTTGCACTAATCACAGAAAATTCTGATAATAGTGGTAAA